AAGGAAGACTAAATTGTTTAAGTCTGAGACTAAAGTGACCAAGCATAAGTTGGCTAAGGTGGCAGACTTGAAGAAAATTCTTAAAGTCGAGGTTGACAAGAACCCGATGTTGAAGTATATTATGGGAAGCAACCAGCACAACGGCAATCTTAGAGATTTGGACATTAAGAATAATCCTATCTCTCAATTTGCTGACTCTTATTATGGTAAGAGAAGTGCTGTTTGGGTTGAAACTATGGATAGTGATAAGGTTGAGTTGTTCAAAATTCAGTTGAGTAGTCTTATTAAGTAAATTTCACAGGTAACAAGGAGTTTTAATTATGGCCGTTCCGTTTATGTTTGTTGATGGCAACCTCACGGTTGTTCTGAATAATAAGAGTTATCAGGTTTTGCCGGATCATATTAACTATAAGATGATTCTTGAGGCACTTCCTACTGCAACTGCTGATGAGTTGCTAACAATTGTTGATGTTGAAAAGGCAGTCGCTGCATTTAGCGACGGTCTTGTTGAGATTAAGAATGGACAAGTCACTTATGAGGGTGAGGTTGTTCATGGCAGTATCAGCAAGCGTATTCTGGAGTTTATGAGCAAGGGTCTGCCTTTCCAGCCCCTAGTTACATTCCTGAATAACCTTATGGAAAATCCTAGTATGCAGAGTCAGAAGGAACTTTATGATTTCCTTGAGCATGAGCATCTGCCTATCACTGAGGACGGTCATTTCCTCGCATATAAGGCAGTCAGAAATGACTATATGGATAAGTATCGCGGCATTTTCGACAATCATGTTGGAAATGTTTGCGAAATGACACGATCAAAGGTTGACGATGATCGTGGTCGAGGTTGTTCTAATGGGCTTCATGCCGGTGCATTGAATTATGTTGCTGGTTATGGTAGTCTTGAGTCTGGCGATAAGATTGTTATCGTCAAGATTAATCCCCGTGATGTTGTGAGTGTTCCTAGTGATTGTAATTTTGAGAAACTTCGCACTTGCCGATATGAAGTTGTCGGAGAGTATCAAGGCGAACTTCTCAAGCCACTTTATTCGGCTAGTCTGGATAGTGGTGTTGATTATGACTATGATGATGAAGAGGAATACAATAACGATTATGATTGGGGATGGAATGATGATGACGAAGATGACGAGGCTTATGCCGAAGATTACGATGATGAGGAAGATTACGACGATTACAACTGATTCTTAAAAAGAAAGTGGAGTTTGGTGACTAAGATCATAGTCTCTGGTTGATAAACTCAACAAACGCTATGTGAGAGAGGTTCGATTCCTCTCCCGCTATTTTGCTGATAATGATAGTAATGGGTTTGCTATCCCGGCACGGTTAATTAATTACAGGAATGAAGATTATGTTTAATGGAACTCTGGGTTTTAATCCTTACGATAAGAGCAATCAGGTTTTTAATCAAAAAGATTGTGAGATGCGAGGAAAGTTTATCTACTCTTTTGGTGGTCAGCAAATTTATTGCTACAATGGTAATCCCCGCAAGAAGATTAGCAGCATGGCCCATACTGACAACCTAACAACAGCAGTTCATGCTAATCTGAATAACGATTCAGATGTTTACTTTTATGTTAATGGTGGACGAAAGCAGTATGCTATTAACGAAGTACGAGCCTGCTTTGTTGATATTGATGCTGGTCGAGATGCTAACGGCAATTATCTACCTTCCAAGGAAGTGATGGCTAAGAAGCGAGAGTTTCTTAACAAGATCAATAATTTTCCTGTTACACCTAGTTGGGTAGTTGATACTCGTAATGGTTATCAAGTTTACTGGATTCTCGATGCTGGTAGCCGACAGTCTCTTAATAAGACCCGCTGGAACGGTATTCAGAAGAAACTAGTAAATTACTTTGGCGGAGATGCAAGAGCCATCAAGATTAATCAGATTTATCGTGTTCCTTATACTTGGTGGCGTAAGTGTTGGGAGAAGAAGGCTCCTTATTATTCTACTATTCTACAAGGCTCGTCTGGTCAAACAATTAATGTTCAAGATTTGATATCTGCATTAACTGGTCAACCAGCAACGGTCACTATTGTTCCTAACGCAACAAGTGATGCTTGGTTTGAACAGTGGCGTAAAACATATAAGAAGTCTGATATTACAGGAATTCCTGTGACAGTTGATGCTGCTCAAAAGATTTTGAATGAACTAAATAATCAGAAGCCTGTTTACTCTAATAGTAGTGCTGATTATTGTGGTCAAAAGAATACTAAGGATAGTGTGTGGGGAGACTTTAATAAGAAACTCGACAACACTAATCAGTATGGTGAATATAAGTGCAACAAGTCTTTTGATAATAATTACGAGAAGGCTTATGGCGATCCGTCGCCAGTATTACCCTCTCATGCTGGTGACAGCGGTTTAGATTTGAGTGAGTCCCAGGCCAAACTCTTAAAAACGGTGGTCGAGTACCTCAATCAAGCGTCTACAGCGTTGTATTTCAGCAACAACCGATTCCTTTCTGGTGCTGCCCGTGATCTGGCAAACCAGATTAGTGATCAATTCTGTATTGGATAATCATGCACGAACCTTTTGATGACGATATTCCTGATGATCCTTATAAGTTCTTCTTTCAGATAGATACTGAATGGATAGCAAAGTATATTGATCAAATAGTCAAGAAGTTATCAGAGTCAGGTTATGATTATAAAATAACAAATATAGAAGGATTTCCATACAAATCGTTACCTGTGAGTAGTTGGCTCTCCAATACAGTGGCGGATTCGTCCTCCCTGTATTTGGGGAACAACTATTGGAATGAAGGAGTATGGAAACAGAAACATTTCATAACAAATAAATTGCAGAGTGAATATGTCAACCATTTACAATCTAACGCTGGATATTTCTTATCTCAGCCTCAATACTATAAAGGATTGTATGAGATACTTAACTAGGAAATATTATGAGTTCTATAAATGATGAATGGTTTGTTGTAAAAGATTTGAATGAACTAATTAATGCTACTAGAGCATTAGTATTTAATAATTTTGGTAAACAAGACAGTAAAGAACCAGACGTTATATCTTTTACGATACATCCAGATGATCTAAAAGAGATAGACACTGTTCTATCCTTTGAAGAATCAAAGATAATTGTAGATAATTTGTTGAAAAAACAAACCCATAAAATTACAAAACAAATCAGGTATATGCTTAATGATCAAAAATTCTCTGAGATCATATCTGCTCTAAACGATAGAATGGTAAGCAATATATTAAATAGTCTTGTTAATAAAGGCTTAGTAGAAACTGCTTACGATAGCGATAGTAACGATTTTATTTTTTGGATACCAAACAATGATAACAAAAACGAAGAGCCAGAAACCGATTGATATTGATGTATCGCTAAAATATATTTGTCCAAATGACAATTGTAAATTTGACCATTGGCTTTTTTTGAGAGAAGCCAAATCAAAAAACTTTAAAGTAGTTTGTGAGTGCGGCACAATATTTAAACCAAAACGCATAAAAACAATTGAAGTAGTCTACGCTAAGGCAGAGTCAGTTGAAAAACCGGTGGACAGCGAGGAAAGATCTGGTAAAATAGATACTTTGCCTCAGTGCGTTATCAGAGCAATCAAAATGATGGTATCTTTAGGATACTCAAAAAAAGAAGCTCAAACACACATTATGTCTGTATACAATACAGAAAAAATTGAGGATCATGCTGTTCTTGTTAAAAAAGCAATATCACTTATTGGAGGAATATAATGTCTAGTGGAATAAGGCCGTCTACATTCGATGAAATCATTGGGCAGGATGCTGTTATCAAGCGTCTGAGAGTGTCTGTGGTTGGTTGTAAAAACGGTGGAGGTACGATGCCTCACGTTTTAATAGACGGGCCACCGGGACTAGGCAAGACTACTATAGCCAGTGCCATAGCCAATGAAATGGGCGTAAACCTGTATACCACAAACGCGGCTTCTATCAGAAGTATTAAAAATATTATGCCATACATTATGGGCATGACGCCACGTTCCGTATTATTTATTGATGAGATTCATAGGCTTCCAAAAATTGTAGAAGAATTTCTTTATCCTGTGATGGAAGATTTTGTAATTAATATGACAGTTAAAGACGATGACGATAAAGAAAAACCAGAGACTATTGATCTACCAGTATTTACTGTTGTGGGGGCGACAACAAGCGGCGGAAGTTTAAGTCAACCATTTTATGACAGATTTACAATTAAAGAACATTTGTCATTCTACAATGTAAATGATCTAGCTAAACTAGCAATT